TATATTTCCAGTATATCCAAATACTGCATCAGGAAATTCTATCGGACTAATTGGACCAGTAATACCATAATCTTCTGTTAGTTCTTCTTGCTTCATGTCTATTTCAAAAACTTTAGCATCATTTGGATTCATGTTTATCATATACAACGGAGAACCCGTTTCACCGGCATTATAAATATCGTCCGTGGGTGATGTTCCGAATACTAAGTATTTGGATTTCTCTTTGTAGTTTTTGAGTTGAACATCAACGGCATTAAGTGTTTCATTGTATGTTGCACCAGTAATGCCCCGAAGTTGTCTTGTTACACTTGCATCAGTACCAACAAGTTCACCTACATTTCCTGCTGTTGCATTTATATAACCAAAGAAACCTTGGTCATACAGGATTACAATATCATCATCGGTTTGACTGATTTGAGTTGCATCACCTGTTACTTCAATCGTTCGTAGTACAATTTCTATTTCACTTACTTTTTCTTTGAATATAGTAACACCACCGAAAATAGTACCAGTATTACCACCATCAATTTCAATCCATGTGTTTCCTGTCGCACCTTTTACACCACCGGCAGTTATTCCACTTGTAGAACCATCTATCCATGTAAACACGGTAGACAGCACATCACCAGTATATGTAATTTCTGTTATATCCCCGCCAGTATTTCCTGTCGCACCTATTGGTGAATAACCAGTAGCACCAGTAGCACCAGTAGCACCAGTAGCACCAGTAGGACCCGTTACTTCTGTTCCACCAATTGCTCTAAAATAACTACTACCATTAATTACCATGAAATTCTCTTATGATACCGTGTATGATTTACTGCCTTTACCGATTGATTCTGAAATGTTATTAATGTCTAGGGACATATCATATAAAATTTGTCCAACATTGGTGGCAGTTCTAAGACCATCCGTAGATTTTACGATAAGACTATCAACTTCCATACTTGATACACCAATGTTTGGTGGAATAGTAACCGTTATTGATCCACCATCTGGAACAAAAGTTATGCTTTTATATGTGGCAAATTGCGATTTTTTACCAGTAAAGTCTGTGAATTCAACTGATTCCGAAGCGGTTTGTCTAGGGAGAGCAAATGATGTTCTTGTGATAGATGTCATTGTATATGCAACATTTCCGTGATATATTGTTGTACCATCTATAGGAATAGCAGAGTTTGTTGATGCACTAACATTAACACCTCGCACAACGAATGAATTATTAGACCTAGTTAATTCCATAACCTCCCACGATGAGTTAGTAGCACCATCGTTCCGCTTTTGCTTTAATGTTTGTCCTACTAAATTCGATGGTGGTGTTGCATCTACTACTATTGTATATTCTTCTCCGAATCGACCTTTAATTATATCATCACATGCTTCACTATAAGTCCATCGGCCCTCAAAGTGTCTTGATTCTGGATCGGTTGGTAACCAGTTTTCTTTATTTAATGCAAACTTATGACTTTCTGGGTTGATAGAAATGTTTCTTCCTTCAAATCCAAAGTCTACTAATGATGCTACTTCCCCACCTTCTTGATTCCGACCTTCATATGCAGCGACTGACCCACCAACTTGGTATCCGATGTAGTTTACAACATGTGCATTAAATGTTCCATCAGCAGCCATTTGTAAAACTGGTTTTGCAATTTCTCCTGGTTCTTCGGGTGCAATGTCTTGAACCCCACCACCAGTTGCCGAACTTAAAAAGTAAACATCAGCACCACCAGATGCACCACTTGGTGTTGCACCCATATCTGCTAATCGATTCGATGGAAAGATTATTTGACCAGACAACACAACATTTACTACATCATCATCATTAATGCTTTCTATGACACCAACAACTTCAGAGTTTGATGCAATATTTGCTTGCGCTTTGATATATTTTCCGTTACTGACACTACCGACAACTGCATCATATCTAATGACATCTCCGGCAGTCACACCATCACTTCCAATGGTGCCTGAAATACCACCAGAAAATCCCGATAAATCGTGTGTCATAATGAGTCTTGCGCCACTATTAGAAATATCGGAAACATTTACATTTCCTAAAAGATTTGAACTATTACTTGCACTCGACATTTATTATTCCTTACATATTTTCGTTTAAGTCTGCATCTGCGACATAGTGAGTAGAAACATTATCAAATATTACCGTACCGTTAGCAACCGTGACATACATTCCATCTGCATTAATATAATCCGCACCGATAGTAGAACTACCTGCTGGTGCAACTCTTGCGACACTATTCCATCCATAAGTTCCAGATGTATTTCTTAAATCCTTATTTGCTGTTCTGTTGAAAGCATCTCCTGTATAACCCGTTGATGGAGAATAGAATGTGATACTTGGTGTTTCTCTCATCGGCATATCAAATGTATGATAAGTATCCTTATCTGGAGTTATTGTAAAGTTCATTGTACTTATATTAGGAGTGTTTATGTCTAACATAGTAACCGAATGAGTTCTTTCATCAACCTTATATGTTCTTTGATAGTATCTCTTACATTTCTCTAGTTCTTCTGTTTCGTCAATATCGGCATTTGTTGTTGCAACATCACCTCGTTCTAATTTTACTTTAGCAAGGTCGTATGTTGTGTTGAGTAGTTCTGTTCTAAATCCTACACCAAGATAATTATCACCTGACGGAATTGTTGTTATATTAGGAACATCGAACGTAACTTCATATTCACCCCACAATGTACTAAGTGCAACAGTGGAAGGATATGTTGTTGATGCTGTTGCACCATTATACTGCGTTACTGCAATATCCATAGTCACACCAGAAGAACCTGCTTTTGCCCAGAATGACAATGTTGCTTCTTCATTTCGGAGAGTTCTAACATCTTCGATTCTATTTTCTATATGAATATATTCGGCAGCAATAGGACTAGTCATTGTATTTTGTAATGTTGCATAGTATTTTGGATTACCAAACACTTCGGTTTGATTTGCGGCAAATGCTTGTCGTTGAATGGAATGTGTTCCATATGTTGCACCAGTTGTACCATCGACACGAACCCAACGGTCTGCGAAGTATGTACTACCAGTTGAACCATATGCACTATCTACACCAACACTTCTTTGCCAAATATCAAACCCACCATTGATTATTAAGTTTTCATTTATCGCAGTCCCATATGTCACACCATCAGCAATAAATGAACGGGAGTTGCTTCTGCTCGTTGACCCGCTTGGAGCAATGATGCAATCGAATGGGTTTGAACCCCAAGCAATACCAAAGAAGTTACCAGTATCGTCATTGCCTAATGCACCATCTGTAGTATAATATAATGGACCTGCTACAGCACTTCCAAGTGGTGCTTCTGCAATAAATCCAGAGTTTACAACTTCAATGTAGTAATTTGAACCTACAGAAAATTCACTTGTAGTACACAATCCTACTATTTGATTAGCATCGTAGTTGGTGGCATTCATTGCGGTCCAACCACCATAGTTTGCACTATTATCATTCAATACTATATTACCTGCAACAATACCAGACCCACCACCAGAATTATTAATGAATAATATACGTTTATTGTTGTCTATCCCACCAGTTCCACCAGTACCAGAACCTTGTAGATACTGACCACGATAGTTTAATACCATTGCTTTATCGGCAGTAATACCAATCAATACGGGTTTGCTTACTTCCCCTGCAATCGTTGGTTCGGTAGTAGTAATACCCCCACTTACACCCGGATTCAAGAAGTAAACAAAACCAGCACTTAGTCCATTTCCAGATGCGGTAACATCTGCAAAAGTAATTCCTTGAACAATGCCATGAGTAGTAATTTCCATATAAGTATTATCGATTGTGTATGGTGCAGATGCTCCAAGAGTTATTCCAGAAATAATACCAATCACTTCGGCAAATTCTTTACTATCTCCACGAGAAAGGAAATATTCTGTATCTCCATCAGTTGCACTTACACGGATTGGTTGTCCTGCCGTAAAACCTGTAGAAATTGCAGTATAACCACCTTGAGGAAATACTCTATGTTTAATTGCACTTGCAAGTGCAGTATCCCAATCAAATGTCAAATCACCATTAATCGTTACATCATCAAATGTAATGCCACCACTTACATCGTTTGACAAGTTGACCTGCATTGACCCAGTTGTTCCAACAACTACCTCGATGCCGTCACCAGAAAAACCACTATAAATCTGAAGGTTGTTCAGTTTTTCAATGGTGTGTGTATTATAGTGATTAATCCAATCTAAAAAGGTGTCATTACCTGTTAGATATGGAATACTAAATGAATTGTCGTCTACGCTTGCCATGTGTTATTCTCTTTATTTATTACTAGCCCCATTTATAGATGAGTAAATTGTTCATATATCTTATAGTTTTTTCCTCAGTATTTACCACAAATACTGAATTTTGTTTTTCTCTGTTTTTAATACCAGCATTGTCAAAATTCCCATCATCATTGGTAGATACACTTGGTAATTGTGAATTGATGCGGAGTGCATATCTACTCGCACCACACGAAGCAGAATTGCTAACTCCACTTGCATTATCGGCTAAGTCTGCATCACAATCCGCCTCATCTGAACAGCATTCAATATAATGACTTGAAATGTCTAAACCAAATACAATATATTTATTAGTATCACCTGTATTAATTGCTTTTTCTACCGTAAAACTTTCTTCCAAAAATACCCAATGTTTCAATCCACTAACACCTTGTGGTTGATTATCCTCATTCCCATCCCAAGTATCCATAACCTCAACTAACCACCAACCCGAACCAATAGTGACATCTAATTTGTCTGTATCAGTGCCGTTTGGTGCAATTTTCACTAGACTTCCATCACCAGAGATGGTTTTATATGGAGATTTAAATGGATATAATGGTGTTGCACCTCTCCATCCTGGTCCAGATACATTTTCAGACATCATAGAACCACCAAAACCAATACCAGTAGCAGGAGCATCCATCGTTGCACCGGCTGTCCACGCACTTCCTTCACCGGCCGGTGATTGTCCATCATAACCTTCCCACAAATAACCATTTCTGTTTGTAATCCAGTTGTGCATCATGTTAATTGACAGCGACATCTGCATTTGCATATTTTCTTGCATCTCATTTAGTTCAGATGCTTGCAATGAAAATCCTGGACGAAATGCAACGAATTGATAATTTTGATTATTGGAAACTTCATCTCCATCAATACCAATGTTAATATTTTTATCTTCGGTTCTACTATAGTATGGTGTACCACTTAAAGGAAACGATGGGTTTCCCCCTGCGTAGAATGGTTGAATGTTTTTATCTGTTGTCATATTTTAATATACTCCTAAGATGCACTTCCGACTTTATATTCTATTGTAAGTGTTCTAATATTGTCTTCGTTGTTGTTTAAATCAATGGCTATTTCATTTCTGTGTATTTGTTTTGTTTTAGTCGCATCGTATGGACTTGAAGTTGAACCTAACGGTCTTGAAGCTATTGAATCTATCGTCCACTCAGTTCCGTTTTCAGATGTCATTGTGCTGCCAACTCTTTCGTCCACATGTGCAGTTTGTAAAGGAAATTGTATAGTATTTTCATCTTTTTCTATAGGGTCCACTGGGATAATTTCAGCAATTTCTGTACTTGTAAAAACAGAATCAGATGTACCAGGTATGTTTTTCAGTTTTTCACCAGCAACTGGAACATTTCCACCGTCCATAGGCAACTTCGTTGATGCAGACACCTGTGGCACCAAATCGGTCATCTTCGTTTGCAATGGACCCATGCCAGCATATAAGGAAGCACCATCTGCACTTTTCAATGATGAAATTGTATAAAAATTGAAAGAAGTTGCGTCAGTTACACTTCTTATGTCCTCACAACGAAGTGTTTTATAAATCACCAAAGAAAGTGGCATCCACGATTCCATTTTAGATGCAAAACCACCAATAGGTGTTGTATTTATTATCAATCTTGACCTTTCAACATATGGGAACATTGACAACCATTCAGCTTCGTTAATTTCGATTGATGTATATTCTGACCCTCGTTGTGATGGGGTTCTTATACCATCAAGTTGCCATTTTCGAGTTACTGCGTCTTTGACGACAGAAACTTGTGCTAAACATTCTCTTTTACAAGAACCACGAATAGGCACATATAAAGCCCCTTCTTCCGCAAGACTATCATAGGATGATGATAAAGTTTTTTCGTCTGTCGATAATCCTTTCAAATCTACTTCAATACAAGTTACTACACCAGATCCATTTTCTGCTTGTTCTTTAATAATTCCGGCATTTCGTTTAGTTGATGATGAAGAACTTATATCGCTATTTGATAATACTTCGGAATATAAACTTGTATCATCCCAATCAATCGAACAAGCACAAGGTCCACAATCTGTTGGAATAGTTTCTGAATCACAAGGCACACAACTCGAAGCCGTACCACCTGTACCCGCAGTGAAAATGTAATTCATATCAAATGCATCTGCAAGTTCCAAACACTTATAGCATTTGGTGCAATCGCATTTATAAAACTCACCAGCACCATAGGTAGTACCTGCAACCGCATCATAGCCAAAATGCTTATGATATAAACAACAAGTACCTGTGATTGTTTCATTACCACTTCCACACGCATTACTTGCGCGAGTAGAAAATGACGAAAAACTTGCGAGGTCAGTCACAAGCGATTGTTGTGGTAATGAAACAACCGAATATTTGCTTGATGTAGTATCCAATGAATGTTGTAGGGCATTTATGGCACAATACTCTATACCGCCGGTAGTGCTTGCAATCGCGCCCGAAATGTCAGTAAATACATCTGTTGAGAGCGGTGCGCCAAGGTCTGTTCTATTTCTGTTTCCAGAGAAACCAACCACCATAAACAAAAAACCCGCAGACTCAATCAAGTATTGTCCGTTAATATCTCCAGACGATTGATAATTTCCATACTCAGCACCCTGTACCCATTTCTTATTACCACCATACAATGCATTATGATCAACAACGGTTAGTATTTCATCGTCTGTGATGCGAGACGCAAAAGATGAGTTTGCCGCACTATCTGCATAACTATCTTCGCTATTTTCAACTTTATCTTTATCCGTATATCCTAGCACCAAAGATAAATCTAGCGAACGATAATAATCCTGCTGTGCAACTGTTTGGTGTGAAGTTTTGTTTGAAAATGTCTTACTCATAGTTTATCCTATTTATATTATCAACTTAGTAGCCAACAAGACGTACTTTCGCCGTGTGCAGTGCATCCTGTAATTCCAACATTCGGACTATCTGATGCAGGATAAAGATACACAAAGTCACCAATATATATGTCTCCAATTTTAGTTCCAGCAGTAATATCGTCTGTCCATGAAGGAAAATTATATGTTGGTTTATTGAAATGGGTGGTAAGCGAACCACCACCAACAGCCCCCCATGCATCTCCAAGAGTCCATCCACCAGATGGACCTCCAAATGCTCCAAAGGTTGCACCTATGTATGCAGTAGGTCCATCATACCCATGTGGACTATATAGACAACCCATACATGCAGTATATCCTGCGGTATCACCTAATCTATATGGAAAATAATTTTGTAATACAGGTTCTTCACCATGTATTACTCCACCATCATAATCGTCTGGTGGAATATAATCAGATATGGTTTTCTCAAAAAATCCTTTTAGTCCCGCAGGATGAAGCATTGTAGTTAATTCATTATAATATAGAGGTAATCCTGAATCATCGTCAATAAATTCATCATCAATACCAGCATGCAAAATATATGAAAAATCTTGATACCATGAACCATCTTGAAACTTAAAATCTCCATTAAGAAAACTTCCACCAAGATGATGAGTTGTTTCGTAATATCCTGATGTAAATCCTTCTTCTGGCCACCCGGCAAACTTACCACCATTCAGTCTCATTATATTCTTTTTGGGATATGATATTGAAATATCACTTCCATTTACACCATATAAAGATTGAAAGAAATATCTATATGCTTCTTCGTTGCTTTTCTTTTGATATAGATTTGATCTAATGCCTTTTATAAAATTTCTTACTTTGGTAGCAGATATTGATTCTTCATTATTTAAATTGTATGAAGATAATCCACTCGCATATGAATATATGTGACTCTTTAGAAACTTCGCAGGAGTTTCGTCAATGTCCATTATAGCATTCACCCCACTTATATGGGTACTTGTAGTATTCAATTCATATCCACTTTTGGTATAAAGCCAATCGTAATAATATTGAACGAAATTTACTAAATTATGAGTCAACGAATCACTCGAATGACGAGTAGTAATCCAATATGGGAATTGATCAGTTACATCAACAGGTCGTTCTATAGAATCTTCAATTTGTGACAATTCTTGTCCAAGAACCAATACTTTATAATGTGTATTTTGAACAGATAGATTTTCAAAAATAGAACCGTACATGTTTTATATTAATTCCGTTGTTCTATAGAAAGGTCATAAGATACACGATCCACAAACATATTATACTTCATAAAGAATTTTTCAGAACCAGAATAATCGGAACTGACCTTTAACCTTAATGTACTATCGGATGTTATATCTTTAGAAATATTTACCAAACCAGTTGCAACATGCCATTTTCCCACAACCCATTCGACATTCGTTGCACCAACAGAATACCAAACAATGATTGATTGGTATCCATCTTTGTCTACATCTCCTTCAGATTTTAACGCAACTTTTTGATTGATTGGAGTAGAACTATCGAATCCTAAATTTGATTTTGCAACATCAGAAGGTGAAAACCAATCAGTATATAAAGACCCAGACAAACATTTATTGTTAAAACTTATTGTTTTTATAGAACCGTCAGATGATACACTGATATTCTTTATAAGTTTTAATGATATATCGTTTTCAGAAACGGAAAGTCCGGCATCTATATTATTCAGTTCTTGAACAATGATAGAAACATCTATGTTCTGTAAATTGAACTTTTGCGGGAACATTTCTTTTATTTTATCTGTTGACCGCGTAAGTAGTTGATTTTCCGATAGATTACTTTTAAGTGGTTCATATATTAACCTTCCTTCAACAAAAACTTCATTAGGATCAAAATTCATGAATTCGGGTATAATAGATACACAAGTTTTATTTTCAAGTAAAGATATTGCTTGTGCTGCCGCAATCGGATTGTGTTCTTCAGTCTCGTTCAGTGAAACAAATAACCTTCCATACATTGGTGGATCCATACTTTCACCACCCCATACATTGAACCTTGAATATGGATCTCCATCATCAGAAACAAAACCTGCTTGCGCCAAAATTCCCCTGCAATCATCCAGTGTCACTGCTCGGTCTTGAGATGCAAACCATTTGGGTGCAAAAAATCTTATTGCTTCTAAGTTTGGTTTATCTGAACCATTTGATGATATTGTAATTGTTTCAGAAATTGCAGATGAATTGGAGAAATTTCGCAGTAGGAAATTTCCAACATTATTCGCATTAGCACCACTACTTTTAAAGTATGATATACGAACTGATTGATTGGGTGTAATCGGTAGTCCAATTTCCCCGTATGATGCATCTAATCCCCCACCAAACGATACAAAGAATCCCAATTCACTTCTTTCTAACCAATATACTTTACTATTATTATCTAATCCATCTTGTATATTATTTACTTCTGACCATTCTTCAAACACACCAGTGGTTTCATTATATACTTCGACACTAATAGTTGTAATGTCGATATCAAGACCGAAGATATATCCTTTTTGAACACTTTGATCAATAGATAGTGGTTGATTTTGTATTAAATTTTTCGCTTCAGTTACTATTAAAGTGTTTTCACCATCAGAATCTAACGTGTTAGTTTCTAGTGTATAAAAACTATATGAAGTTCCTGATGGACTTGTGCCGGTGAATTTGGTATATTTTGGTACTTCTGTATTAGCACCACCTGTTCTTATTTTTACTTGAGATTTCGCAGAAGTTTTACCAGGTATCACATATCCCAAAGGTTTAACAAGAGAAATCATCGAAGATTCTAATTGAGCAGAATCTAAAAACATTTCACTGGCAATCATATTACTATAATATCCATAATATAATGTATTATACGCAAGTATGTCAATTAATACTTGAGCAACAGAACCCTGATACATATAATCAGATACGGCGTCCTGACCTTCAAGATGTTCTATTATACTCGATTTTATGTCTTCAAATTCAAGACTTCCAAGTTGTAAATTTAAATTATTTTGTGGCATTTATCTTACCTTTTTTATTCCTAAAATTATAGTATCTCTGATGGGTTCTGATAAACCAATAAATCCGTCATATACGATATCAATACCAATATCATTTGAATCTAGATTTTCTCCTCTATCTATCGTCACACTTATTATCTTTGCTCTTGGTTCAAAACTCTCAATTTGCCATTTAGCATCTCGTTGAATACGAAATTCTATAATAGAACTAAAATTTTCAAATAGTTCACGGTATACACCCACACCGAACTCTGGGTTGAAGGGTTTTTCTCCAGGATTTGTCATTATTATATTGGTAATTGACTGACGGATGGCATTCATTCCAGTTCGCACAGATATATCACCAACGAATTCATTTTTGGTGAAATCTACATCAAAATCCGAATATGTTTTTGTCTGTGCCATTGTAATTCCTTATTCTATGTATATGAATTAGACGATTTGACTAAAGCAAATCAGAAGGGAAAACATCCAAATTTTCAACATCATTAGGGTCTATCGGACTACTATCTCTCGAAAGTGAAAGAGTCATAGTATGAGATTCTTGAAACAACTGGTGCTTTATTGATGTTACCAACCATCGGCCTGCTGACCTTCTTCCCTGTCCCGTATCTGGAATATCATTGAATATATTAATGATTGTACCCGGACGAAGACTCAAATCCCCACCGATTGTTATCTCACAACTCTGTGAACCAATCAGCATCAGTTGCGCGTCCCGCCACAAAGGTCTTTCTTTTATTGTCTCCCAATATGTTGACGAAGTTCTTGTGAATTCGATATATCTGCCAAAGTCTTCACCCACACATGGACAATCACAACTGCTGGGATG